TGAGCCAGGACTAAGCGATGATAATCCTATCATAAGGTTGTATTACCATACATGATATATTTATTATTACCAGTATGTAATAATGTAATTGTAGCAAATTGTCCAGCAGTTTTAAATTGGTTGTTAAAAGTAGAAACTGAAACATTTGAACCACTTCCTGTAATTTGAATTTGACCTGCGCCAACTTGAATTATTGAAGTATTAAATCCTGTAACATTACCGCTAACAACTACGCCAGTAACAGCTGTTGCTCTATTAACTAAAATCATTCTACTATTATATCCGCCTGTTATAGTAAAATTACTAGTAAGATTAACTAATTCTGGAACAAGATTTACGATTTTATTGTTATTAAAATTTATATCTCCAGAACTAAAAGAAACGCTTGCTGAAAAGTTTACGTCACCAGAAAAAGTTGTATTATTATAAAAAGTTTTATTTCCACTTATTATTTGATTACCAGTTGAATATACTATATTTGCGCCAGTAGCTTCTATAAAAACAGGAATACCAGTATTAAGAACATTAGATATAAAACCTGATAATTCAGCTTGATTTATTTGTTTTGCTCTTATTAGATTTTCTGCCATAGAAATTATTCCTTATTTTCTTTTTGGCTATGATAAAGTATACTTGCTACATAACTATCTACTGAATGTTCTGCGGCAATATCATGTATATCAGAAACTTTATTTAAATTTTTATCTTTTGGATCATTTAGATAATCTTGAGTTGTTTTATCCCAATTCTCTGGGCTTTCATTTGCTACGATAATTTTAGTAATTTCAAAAGCAACATCTTTTTGTTGTTTCGATAATTTTCTTAGTGAATGTTTTTCTCTTAATGAAGCTTCAACCTTATCTTGTAATTTTGAAGCAAGAACGAAATTATCTTTTATTTTATCAATATCAAAGAATACGGCTTTGGATTGTCTTCCTTGACCTATTGGCGAAACATTCTTTGTGGTTTGAGTAATGCCAGATGATCCAGATGGTCTACCTGGTTCAGCGCCAATCTTTGCTCCACCAATAAGTGGTTGATATAAACCTTGATTTTTTAGTTCTCTAAATTTTTGTTGAGACAATACTGAGTCTTCTTGATTTGGAAGTCTACCGCTGTTTATTGCTTGCACACCTTCCTCTGGCGTCAAGATGCCGAGTTCCATCAATCTTGTATAAACTCTGGAATATTGTAGGTCATCTTTAAGATCAATATCTTCAAAATGTGGAGTTGGATAATTTTTAAATCCTAACTCTTTGCTAATTCTGCGAATCTCTGGTATTAAAAATTCATTGATAAATGTCTCACGGGCTTGCTTTAGTCTTTCCATGAATACTTGTACTTTAATACTTGTGTTGGCAAATTTTTCATTTCCAATTAATATATTATTAAGTCCAATTTGAATATCTCTATCAACAACTTCATATTTTTGTGGGCCAATTAAATTACCTATATCAGGAATTACAAATTGTGCTTTGGTTGTATAATCTGCTATCAAAACTCTTCCTACGCTTTGATTCTCAAAAAGTCTTTGCATGGCTTCGAGATTCTTTTGATTTACTCCACCTTTTTCTGGATCTGTGCCCATAGTAACTAATAGAACTGCCTGTTGCATTGTGCGGGTAACAGCCATATCCATCTTTTTCATTTCTGCTTTCCAATTAATATCATCTAGAACTGGAAAACCCATTGGAACAGCAAATGGCTCGTAATCTTGTTTCTTATAAAATACTGCACATAGTCTTTCTCTATCTAAAGGTAAAGTTAAAACTCCAATAGTTTTTTGATTAATTAGTTTTTGTGTTTCTTGAGGAAGACTTTTTAATACTTCATAGTCCTCATCTGTTTTTGGAGATTTTAATCTTTCTAATTCGTAATCACTAAGTAATTTATAATATCTTCCTACTGAAAAATTAATAGTTCCGCCAATTTGAATATCTGCAGGATTCAATATAATATATCTAGATGGTAGATTAACTGCAGCTTTAGAGAATAAACCAAAAGTTTGAGTTATCTTACTTAGATCATCATCTTTTACTTTTGTATCAAATCTATATATAAATACATTTCCACTTCTATAGTATTCACGGAAAAATTTATCTTGGAAATCAAATAGGTTTATTTTTCTAAATAGAGCCGTAAAGAAGTCTCTGCTCTTTTGGCTTCCACCATCAAAGTATATATTATTACAAGAAAATTCAGTCATTAAATCAATAGTGTTTCTAAAGATTGCAAAATTATAATATGCTTTTTGGCACAATATAACTGCATCTCTGATATTCATATTGGAATTACCTTTGATACCAGACGAATATCTAAATGGAATTATACCATCATCAATATTTTTATATCTATCTGTTCTATTAATTGTCGCAGATAGGTTTCTTCTGGCTTTTGTCTCTTCTCCAGAAGCTTTGGCCTCAATATAAGAGGCGTTGGATACCATCAATGGAGCGATTTCGTCATTTTTGATATTTTTTGATTTATTTTGATTTTTTTTAGCCATTTTGTCTTAAATATTACACATTATCCAAGCATTATAGGCGAAAAAGTGGGGGATTGCTGTACTTTTTGCGCGCTCATTATATCATTATAGCACTTAACAGCCCAATTTGCTAACATAAATGCTGAATAATTATCTTTTCTAGCTTTATTTGCAGATACGCTTCTTTTAAGATGTTGTGGTAGATCAAAGCTTTGAGTACCTCTACTTGTGGCTGAATGCTCAATCAGAACACATTGCTTTTTTGTTTGATATATAAAGTCATCTTGATTTTCTATAAAGTCTAATAATGTCCAATCTTTCTTATCTTCTGTTTTCATTAGTTCTAAAGGAATATTTAAATTTATAGTTTCATTAAATGATTTTTCATCAGAACTTGTTCTACTAGCGAACCATACTTTTTTATAATCTATACAAGCTTGAAGATATTCATTAGATTTACGAATAAAGTTACTAGTAAAGACTTGATTAAAAGCTATCTTTTTGTCTTGTAAATTATATTGATTTTTTGCTGATCTTATTTCATGTTCATAGTCTCCACCTTCGAGTTCTGAATTAAAATTGATAGTTTTGATCTCCAATCTATCTTTCTTAAATAAAGTTGATTCGTTACATGCAGATAAAAATGTATCCGCACCAGCATTATCAAGAATCATAAACACAATATTAAAATTATTTAAAATATAATGCAAATAGTTTACATGATTTTTTAGATTACCAAGTCCAGCATAAGTATGAACAAGAATTCCCTGCTTCTTTTCTTCGTCTAATTCCATAACTGCCATAGCAAAATAGTCAGCGTTAGGGCTATCGCTCATATTAGGATCTATTCCTAAAATATATTTTTTATCTGGATCTCCCTTCATTAAGGTGTGTGGCGCTTCTCCAACCTTGAGAGTACATTCTTCCATCTTTTTTGCATTAAAATAACTATCGCTTCCATCAGTAAATTGCGCGCAATACTCTCGCAAGAATCCGCTATGACTTGATCCTCCAGCTTGAGCTTCTTCGATAATAGTTTTATCAATCATCTCCTCTGGGAGCGCTTCATAACTTAATTGGCTTACAAAGTATGTCGCTTCTCCTTTTTCTTGACTTGTTATCTTTTCGCACCATTCTGTATAAGTTTTATATAAATTCTCAAATGTATAACTAGCGGAAGAAAGAGCGATCATTTTACTTGTATTTTCGAAAACCATTCTATCTTTTTCTTGCATTATCCCTTCTGCTATTAGTTTATCTTCAAACTCTCTAATCTCCATTCTTTCCTTCATGTTTTGTGGCGCAACCAAGAATGGCATAAGAACATTTTTTATGATCTCTTCGGGTAATAGTAGAAACTCGTCAAGTACAAGAATATTTGCTCGAAATCCTCGGATCTTTTCTCCATTTAATGGGATAGCTACAATACTTCCTCCATTAATTTGCCATTCAAACTGATCGTTTCTTTTAGCTTTCGCTCCAAAACATTGTGCGAGTAATTCTGCTCCTGGACTCTGAACTATTTTT